AGCCAAAAGACATTTGTTGAAAGCCCTCGACTACCTCAACAACTTCGAAGAGATCATTTTGATGTTCGATCAGGACGAGGCAGGGATCGACAGTGCAAAGGCGTGTGCCGAAGTCTTGCCACTAGGCAAAACAAAGATTGCCGTGTTGCCCCATAAAGATCCAAACGAGTGTCTCTTGAAGGGACAGTCAGGTGCAATCATTACAGCGATCCATCAGGCTCAAAGTTACAGACCAGATGGCATCGTCAGCATGGAGGATCTTAGAGATACCATCGCTGTCAAAGACGCTGAATCACCAATAAAATATCCATATCCAAAACTCAACGAAATGCTCAAGGGGATCAGAACGGGACTGATCACGTTGGCAGCCGGAAGCGGTGTCGGCAAAAGCACATTGATCAGAGAGTTCGCCTATAAGATCCATTCTGATGGGTTCACTGTAGGCATGATGATGTTGGAAGAGTCTACCAAGCGAACCTCCCAAGGTTTGGTGGGCATCCACATCAACAAGAACATTGTGATCGATGATGACGCTGCTTCTAAAGAAGAGATCGAAGATGGCTTTGAAGACCTTCTCTCCCAAGGTCCGATATACCTCTTCGATCACTTCGGATCCACAGACATGGACACCATCGAGAACCGCATCAGGTACATGAAGCATGGGCTTAATTGTGACGTTATCGTGCTAGACCACGTATCGATATTAATCAGTGGCCTTACCGGAGAGACGACTAATGAACGTACTCTTGTAGATTCAATCATCCACCGCCTTCGTGTTCTCTGTAGTGAGTTAGACCTAGCGTTGATCCTTGTGTCTCACCTTCGTCGTCCGAGTGGCGACACAGGTCACGAGGGCGGTGCAAAGGTATCTCTCGCGCAGCTCAGGTCCTCACACTCAATCGCGCAACTTAGCGACGGATGTATTGGCCTTGAAGTTGACCCCGAGGATCCTACGGCAGGTCTAAGAAATCTTGTTGTCCTAAAGAACCGTTTCACTGGTGAAGTTGGTCCTGCAGATCAACTCCAGTACGACAGAGATAAAGGGCGTCTCATGCCGTCAGAAGACTTTAGCCCATTCTAACAGGAGCAGACTAATGATAAAGAGACCGTCAGAATTTGATAACTACACCTTGAACGCATATCAGGCGGACACAGCCGAGACAGCAATCTATCGTGACAAAATCATCTATCCTGCCCTTGGATTGGCGAATGAGGCAGGTGAGGTCTGTGGCGCTCTGAAGAAAATAATGAGGGACGAACACGTTTCCGTCGAAGGCTTTGCTTTGACCGACAAACAGCGGCTGACTGTGGCTGCTGAGTTGGGTGACGTGCTCTGGTACATTGCCGCCCTATCAAGGGATCTAAACATCTCTCTCAACGACATAGCCAAAATGAACATTGAAAAACTAGCAGATAGAAAAGAGCGTGGTGTTATAGGCGGCTCTGGAGACAACCGTTGAGATGGATCTTTGACCTAGAGAGCAATGGTCTACTGCCAACGATGGACAGAATGCACTGTCTTGTGTTGCGGTCGGTAGACACTGAAGACGTTAGATCTTTTAGACCAGATAATGTCGCTGAAGGTGTCCAACTGTTAGCTGAAGCCGATGAGATCATAGGACACAACATCATCGACTTTGACATCCCTGCAATTCAACTTATCTATCCCGACTTCAAACCGTCAGGCACGGTTACGGATACCTTAGTCCTCTCTAGGCTGATCAAGAATGAGTTGGTTGCAGAGGATGCAGAGAGAGGCTTTACTCAAGATGAGTTTCCAAAGCGACTTTGGGGCAGTCATAGTCTGAAGGCTTGGGGTCTTCGATTGTCTGACTTCAAGGATGATTATAGTGGTGGTTGGGAAGAGTTCTCAGAAGAGATGCTTTCGTACTGTGTCCAAGACACTGCAGTCACTCTTACTCTCTACAAGGTACTAATGAAGACAGCGCCAAGTGAACACTCGATACATCTGGAACACCGGATGGCTGAGATCTGCAGAGAGATCGGCAGCAACGGATGGACCTTTGATGGTTCAGCGGCTGCAGAACTATACGCAGAACTTAGTCAGAAGAGACACGAGATCGAGGATAGTCTGAAGGATCTATTTCCACCTTGGGAAGTGACTGAAGACTTCTATCCAAAGCGTGACAACAAGACACTCGGATACAAGAAGGACGAACTGTTTGTCAAAAGCAAGACAGTCTACTTTAACGCAGGGTCTCGTCAGCATATCCAGAAGTGCCTCGAAGACAAGTACAACTGGAAGCCCAAACAATGGACAGACAGTGGTCAGGCCAAGATCGACGAAAAGGTCTTAAACGCCCTTCCCTTCCCAGAAGCCAAGAAACTAGGCGAGTTCTTTCTACTACAGAAACGGATCGGCATGTTGGCTGAAGGTAATGGATCATGGATGAAGAAGGTCAGTGACGACGGCAGACTACGACACACTATTGTGTCCAACGCTTGCACCTCGTCTCGAGCCGCCCATCGATCACCAAACTTAGGTCAGGTGCCTAGCGCCGGATCACCGTATGGAGAACAGTGCAGAAGTCTCTTTGGTCCTCCGAAAGGTTGGGTCATGTGCGGCACAGATCTGTCAGGTATCGAAGCGAGAGCATTAGCCTCTTATCTCCATCCTTATGATGGCGGTGAGTATTGCAAAGTGATACTCGAGGGCGACATCCACACCTTCAATCAAAAGGCTGCAGGTCTCAAGACTCGTAGCCAAGCGAAAACATGGCTCTACGCAACGCTTTTCGGGGCAGGTGACGCTCTGATAGGACAGATAGCAGGTGGTAACGCCATGCTCGGAAGAAAACTAAAAGCAAACTATGACAAGGCCGTTCCGGCTTTTGCCACTCTAAAGAAACGACTAAAGCAAGCCTATAAACGAGGGTACATCAAAGGCATCGATGGACGGAAGTTAAAGATCCGTAGTGAGCATCGCTGTCTAAGCCAACTTTTGCAATCATGCGGAAGCATTGTGTCAAAGCAGTGGGTGATGATGACCTTCGATGAAATCAAGAAACAACACGGCAACGATGCTTTTATCATGGGGTGGATCCACGACGAGATGCAGATTGCTTGCCGGAATAATGAGGTAGCAGAAAATGTCGGTAATATCGCTAGACGAATGGCGAAAGAAGCAGGAGTTGCTCTCGGACTTAAAATCCCCATCGCCGCAGAACATACCGTGGGACAAAATTGGTGTGACACACACTGATGTCGATGAACACCTAAGTAATCTAGTATCCCTCTATATCGTTCTCGATAGATCTTGGCGTAACCCATTCACAGTGAAGTCTGACTTTGCTCGGAAGGGTGCGATGCACGTTGCTATAGCGGCATCTGAGGGGTTCATAACAACTAAAGTCGATACGGACGTCTGGGGATCACGATGGTGCATCACAGACGTCGGTATGGAAACGAAAGGAGAAATCGATGAAGTCCTTAAAGAAATCCTTCCACCAGACAACCCTGCTGATTGACGGAGACCTCTATCTCTATCGCGTACTCAGTGCGTGTGAAACTGAGACAGACTGGGGAGAAGACATCTGGAGCCTGTCTACGGATCTGAAAGAGGCTAAGAAAGCCTTCGACGAAATGATGGAGTTCTTCAAACTCAAGTTACGAGCGGAAGATATCATCATAACTTTTTCTGGACACAACAACTTTCGAAAGTCGGTAGAACCTACTTACAAAGCAGGTCGAAAGAAGACTAGAAAGCCGATTGGTTATCCAGTGATGATCGATTGGATTAAAGATAACTATGAGGCCATCCAAATTGACAGTCTCGAGGCAGATGATGTCATGGGCATCATGGGTTCAGTAGAAGGCACAAAAGCGATCATCGTGTCTGACGATAAAGACATGAAGTCCATACCATGTCGGCTGTACAGACCGCAATCCGACGAGCGTCATGACATCTCGCTTCAAGACGCAGACAGACAGTTCTTTACGCAGACTCTGACTGGAGATGTGACTGACGGATACTCCGGCTGTCCAAAGATCGGGCCAAAGACTGCAGAGAAAGTGCTTGGCATGTCGCCTAACTGGCGGCTCGTAGTAAACGCCTACCAGAAAGAAAAACTCGACTTTAACTATGCGCTGACTCAGGCGCGACTTGCTCGGATCCTTCGTTCCACTGATTGGGATGATGAAAAGGGTGAGGTAAAACTATGGGAACCTGCTGCATGACTACTACAATGGAACAAAACATCCTCAACAACTGGAGCGAGTACGAAAGAATGTGCAAGGCAGAGTGTGAACGCTTTGCTCGATACAACGGTCATAAGCGTAACGCTTGGGTACACGAGAGAAATATCTTGTATGACGTAGAAACCTATGCCGACAGAGAGCGCATGTCAGATAACAAAGCGTCTACTCGTCAGCAGATTAGGGACAGATGCTCTCGGATTGTCGAACTCCACAACCAAGGAATGACTTGGGCAAAGATTGCACAGGTGATGGGAACTCCGATTAGAAACATCGGTCGAGTCCTAAGAAGCCGAGGATACCAACCGAATGTCTAAAGACGATATAAAAGCACCTGATCATTACACTCAGTTTCCGATTGAGCCGATCATATTCATCCAAAAAAACCGCTTCGAGTTCTGGCGAGGCAACGTCATCAAGTACGTGTGCCGCGCAGGATACAAAGACGATGAGATCAAAGATTTAGAAAAAGCAAAAAGATACATCGAAATGCGGATCAACGAACTAAAGGGAAAAGAAATCAATGAATAACTACCTACCTACCGATTATCAGGCGTTCATCCACACAAGTCGATATGCTCGATGGATTGAGGATGAGGGACGTAGGGAAACTTGGACTGAGACAGTAGATCGCTATATGTCGAATGTGGTCGGAGATAAAGTCAAGAGAGAGGTCCACAAAGAGATAGAGGAAGCCATCCTCAACCTCGACATTATGCCATCCATGAGATCGATGATGACCGCAGGTCCTGCATTGGAACGAGACCACCTTGCAGGTTACAACTGCTCTTACACACCTATCAATCATTATAGATGCTTTGATGAGGTCCTATATATCCTATTGAACGGAACTGGTGTCGGCTACAGCGTCGAAAGTCAGTTCGTCAATAAACTCCAAGGCGTTCCAAGTTCTCTCTATGAGTCAGACCTAAATAACATCATCACCGTCCTAGACTCCAAAGAAGGATGGGCTGATGCCTACAGGCAACTCATCGAGGAACTTTACCTCGGCAGAATACCAAAGTTTAACATCTCTCAAGTTCGCCCTGCAGGAGCCCGACTAAAGACATTCGGTGGACGTGCGTCTGGACCACAGCCACTTGTGGATCTGTTCGATCATACGATCACGACGTTCCAAGGTGCAGTCGGGAGAAACCTAACGCCTCTCGAGGTCCATAGCATCATGACTAAGATTGGTGATGTAGTTGTGGTCGGCGGTGTGCGAAGGTCAGCCATGATCAGCCTCTCGGACCTCGGTGACACTGAAATGCGTGAAGCCAAGAGTGGCGAGTGGTGGAAAGACAACCCTCACTTCGCTTTAGCCAATAACTCTGTAGCCTACTCTGAGAAGCCAAGTCACGAGGCATTCATAGAGGAATGGAATGCTTTAGTTGCATCAGGATCTGGTGAACGTGGCATCTTTAATCGCAAGGCAGTCCAAGATCGGTGTTTAGCCGATGGTAAGCGAGATCCAGAGGCTCTCTATGGCACCAATCCTTGCAGTGAGATCACACTTTTGCCGCACCAACTGTGCAATTTAACAGAGGTTTGCATTCGCCAGACCGACACAATGGACTCGATCTGCCGCAAAATTAGACTCGCCAGTATCTTAGGAACCATCCAAGCAACCTTCACCTACTTCCCCTACCTCCGTCCAATCTGGAAAGAGACGACAGAGAAAGAGGCACTGTTAGGCGTATCGATGACTGGGATTATGGACAACACCCTGACCAACGGTAAGCAACCGAACCTAAAGTCTCGACTACATATGCTACGAAAGATTGCTGTGGATACAAATGCGTTCTATGCCAATCAGTTGGGTATCAATAAGTCGGCTGCAGTCACGGCGGTCAAGCCAAGTGGGACGGTTTCACAACTGTGTCAAACGGCTTCTGGGATTCACGCTCGATACAATGACTTCTACATTCGTACAGTGCGTGGAGACAATAAAGATCCACTGACGCAGTTCATGATTGACCAAGGGATACCTAGTGAGCCATGTGTTATGAAACCTGATCAAACGACTGTCTTTAGTTTTCCAATAGAGAGTCCGGTCGGATCTATAACTCGGCATGATATGACAGCCATCGACCAGTTAAATATGTGGCTCATGTACCAAAGGCATTATACTTGCCATAAGCCGTCAGTGACCGTCGATGTAGGAGAAGATGAATGGGAAGAGGTAGGTGCATTTGTCTACAAGTACTTTGACGAAATGTCTGGTGTCTCTTTCTTGCCAAAGTTCGAGCATACATACCAACAGGCTCCTTATCAGGACTGCACAGAGATGGAGTATGAGGCAGCCAAGCGAAAGATGCCTAGTCGCATCGACTGGGGCAAACTTACAGAATACGAGAAAGAGGACAACACTAAAGGCAGTCAGACAATGGCTTGCGTTGGTGGCGTTTGTGAACTCGTAGACATTGAGGCAGCGTAAAAGAAATCCCAATAAGGCCTTTGGAAAAACACTGGTTTGGGATTTACCAAAAAACAAGAGGCCCTTCGGG